GGATAGGGGAATGGCCAATCTGTCGGCAATCCTGCTTGAAACGACTCCCACCGTTCTGGGCGTCGATCAAGATTGATGACGACGACGCGAGAAAACACACGTCATTCCTCCCCATCCTCATTGGGCATTTGCAACCGATAATCAGCGATCAAATCCGCGATGCCGTAAGGCAGAGCGGTTGCGATGTTGCCAATGTTGATCGGCTCTCGGTGTTCGTTCATGTGAGCTGCCCAGAGTGCGATTGCCTGACGAATGGGAGAAGGAACTGCCTGTGCGGTGGCACCGTAACCAAACGTTGCCCGGATGACCACGTCGTCAGCATGGCCAATCGTGGAAGGCCAGACTTGATTGTACTTCAATCGCACAAGAGGCCGTCGGCACCATTCTCCCGTCTCATAGAGTGCCGAACTGGCAGTCTGTTGCACGTTGTTACTGTCCTGATATTTCACCGATGTGACGCCGGCAGACGCCAGGGGCCCGAACGGCAAGAGCAAAATGTCGGCAAACCGATCAAAGTAGACATCGAAAACCTGCGTAATGAGCTTCCTTCCAAGTTCGTTTTCGACTGCCGCTCGCGCTGCCGACAGGTACGCGCTTAAAAGCGTGTCTTCCTCAATGGTGACACTGCGAATCTGGGCGCGTAGATCGTCTAATGTAACTGGCTCGCATGTTGCGTCCGTAGCTAGGGAGTAGCGCGTCCAGGCTCTGGAACTCATTCCAACACCCGTTTCGGTCGCTTGCGTGGTGTGCTTTTTACGGCGACCTCTCGCGGCTTGTCTTGATCTTTCGATTCAGACGCCATGATAGATTGCCTAGTAAGCAATCTAGGTCGGATAATTCGGAGACCGGTCAGAAGCGCATAATTAGGGATGAACATAGAATGAACTCCCGAGACTCGGCGCGCCGGGAGGAAATGGCACGACGCGCCGAGCTCGCACTGAGAGGCTCCTCAGTCGACGATTGCCGAAGGCATCGGCTCCGAGGCGTAACGAGGCTCGGTCAAAATATAGAGGATATGACCGATCTGGCTCGTATCCCCAACGTCATCGACGCTTACATTCACACAATCGAACCCGTTGTCCACATCGAGTTCATCGGCATCGAACTCAATTACCCACGTGGCCTGCTCCTCCCCGCCAGTCGCGCTTGTGTACGTATTCGCTGCCGATTGAGTGGTTTTCGTGAACTGACCAATGGCATTCAGCGCTGCCCCCTGCTTCACATAGATATCAGTGAAAGTGAGAGCTTTCGCGTCAGTGCCAGATACATCGGTGGCCTGCTGGACCGTGATTGTCGGGTCCTCGCCAGACACTCCAGCACCTTTGGTGAACACAATGGCGATGTGTTTGAAGAGCTTGAGGCTCACCCAATCGCCGGTTTGCGCGGCACTTGCCAAATTGACGGGCACGAAGGCCGAAATGAGTTGTCCTCTTTCGCATAAACGCATAACTAAGGTTCTCCTCGTTCTTTCGATGTCGCCAGAAATCAGGCCCGAGTGGCCAAGTTGATGTACGGGCTCAGGGTATTTGAGCCATTGGCCGGCGTAAGAGCCGAAGCCCAGGTCGGCTGACCATCTACGCGGTACGTGACGCGGAAGGTCTGTTCGTCGTTCAAAAATCGAACGTGAATACTGGAGGCGACATTGATGCCGCCTTTGTCAGCAAGCAGATACTCACTGAGAGCGACCAGGAGAATGTCATTGGCGGTGCCCAGCGTGGCACAATACTCGACCGGAATCACAGGGCGCGCCATCAGTTGCGCATACCGTCCAGCGTTTAGGAGAGAGCCAGCCGGGTAGTACAATGGGATCACATCGGTCGTAGAGGCATCACCGCTGCTCAGGAGACCGAGACCCCAGAGCTGAGTCTCGCAATCCTGATTGACGAGCCAGACAGCATTCGGTCGTTGCCTGGCGGGCATCCGAGCCCACATCTTCACGATGTTCGCGCCCCAAATCGAAGCGGCCGCCTGGCTACTTTCTTTGGCGATCGAAATCAGGGCAGGGGACTTGGTAATTCCCAATGGCTGACCAGCACCGGTGCCATTCAGTACCGCATCTTCGACCATCCATGTGAGCTCTTCCGTGAACGCCCGCTGCATGAGACTTGAGGAAGCGCCGTAGTCCTGAAGCATTTCCTCGGAGACATAGCCAGCGATGGCGCATTTCTTGAGCTTCAGTTCAAGATTGGCGAATTTCGGATGGCTCGTCGAAATCGTCTCGCCTTCTGCGAGCCAGTACCCTTGCACGCCGCCCCAACGACTCCCGGTCGCCCGCGAAGTCTCGCTCACGTAGGGAATCGAGAGCGTATTACCGGTTAGGCGGGTTCTGCTGCATCGTGAAAGAATCTGACCGCTCTCGTAGGCTTCCTTGACCATCGCCTCTCGATACTCAGGCGGAATCAGATAGCCACCTTCGCTATCCACCGCGATTCCGAGACCGGAAGCAGCGCCAAATACCTTATGGTCGGTGCCAGTAAGATGGGTCAACCGTTCGTCAATCTGGCCGCTAACGCCAGCCCGTTTGACGCTGTGAAGCCATTCACCAAAGCATGACCAAGTCTTTGATCCATCGCCGCCTACGATGTCAACATCGCCCGCTGGTCCGTTCCCGTGGGCGGGATTCACTGGTCGGCCCTTCGTCGGGCGCAACTGGTGCTCCCAACCGTCAGCCGCATCAAGTTTGTCGAGGGCGAGTTCCTGCTTGCGCACTCGCTCTTGAGCGGTCTCGATTTGACCCTTGAGTTCATCGGCCTTAGTCAGATGAGTCTCGACTTGCGACAATTCTTCGTCGGTTAAGTCGCGATTTTCAGCGACGGCCTTCTCCCGTAGGGCCTTAGCGGCATCAAGTTCGGTTCGCCGCTGTGCGAGCAGTTCCTTGATTTTGTTCATTTGTTCGCTCCTGCCCCACCGGGGCGGAGCGCAACAAACAAGGCGCAAAGCACCCGGCGGTTTTTCGGTAAGGAAAACTCCGCTTGATGCTTCGCGCCTGGATCGCCAGTGCGGTACGCACCGTTCCGCAACAGGCTAGTGGACGACTCGGCGTCCAGATCGCCTGTGCGGCATATCTTCAGTTACTATCCTACCATGAGCTCGGAATTCAGCTATACTTTACACTTGTCAACCACGCGAAGACTCCGGGCAACATGCGGAGTCCAAAGGATGCGTCCCTTCCGTTTTAACGCAGACAAATGGCAAACGGCACCATTGGCCGAAATCCTGAGCCAAGCGGCTACGTCACGCACGGACGGGGCGTAGCCGTGCGTTTCGTGGTAGTCGCGGATGAATTGCTCCGCTTCCTTTTGGCGGCTTGTTAGAGTCATTCGTCCTCGATCCCTAACGCCCGACGATGGGCTTGCAGATGGCTTTTCACGGCGTTACTTGCTTCTTGTCCAGATCGCCCGCCGTTAGCTGCTGACCAGGCGGCATTCAATCCGCCAACATGGAGATAGAGGGTGCCCGTCGTGTAAACTCCGTTCTCATCTTCACCTCCGCCATTCTGGACCCAATGATGGGGATATCGCCATGTGGATTTTTTATCCGGCTCCCCTTCATCCGCGAAAGCAATGCGCGGAAGTTTTGTCTTGTCTACAGAGCCCCAATCGGGTTCATTGTCGGCCGTCGTGCTGTTATGCGTGAACGCCCTGGGCACGCCAGCTTCACAGAGCAAAATGTCGGCCAAGACCAGATTACGGTTGCTTGATTTGGCAATCGGCTCCTTCGGTCGAATAATCCCTGCAAGCAGTTCGTCGAGGGTGGCGATCCCGTCCACCATCCTTTCGCTCTTGGCGGGTTCTGACAGAACAAGGCGGCCTTCGCCGTAGCCTTTCCGAACTTGAGAAGGCGTGACGCCACGATTCGCAGCCACACCCGCGAGAAACCGGTCATAGTAAGCGTCCACCTCGGCCTGCATCGTCGCTCGGGCCTCATCGTCAAGCGGTGCGAACGGGTGCCCCTCGACTTTATATTTTCCCGCGAATATCAAGGTGGTCTTGAGCCCTTGGGCTTCTTCCCACTTTGAGATGTCAACATGCGGCTGCCAAACACCAATAGAACCCACCTGACCTGATGGCGTCGCGTAAAACTTTTCGGAAGCCGAGGCGATCCAGTAGGCCGCGCTAGCAGCCATGCCATTGGCAACGGAATAGATTGGTTTTGCGCCTCGATAGGATCGAATCTTATCGGCCACTTCCTGCACTCCGAATACGATACCACCTGGACTGTCCACATCCAATACGATCGCCCCGACATTCTGGGCTGATTCGAGTTCATCGATCGCTTGGCCAATCCAATCCGTGGTTGTATCCCCGTACCAAGTATCTTCGCGGTGCTGGACGAGCACGCCGCGAATTGGAACTACGGCTACGGCACCCTTGGCTTTGGGAACCTTGGGTACGCGGGCTTCGGTCGTCCCCAACGGCGCACTTGAATGCAGGGTCACGGTCGGGTCTTTCCTTTCTTCGCGCCGTTCAGGCGTAGCGAGACCTAGTTTGATTAGGGCCTCTACGCGAGGCCATGCTTCACGTAGGATTGCCCACGGAGTTGTGTAAATCATACTTGTCATCGTTTCGTTCCTTTCTTCCAAGGATATCATTTCCGTCGCAGCCACCAATGATGACCAATGCCCGTTCCCCAACTTGGCGACCAAGTACCGTCACGGCGCATATAGCACCGTCCGGACTCATGCCGCTTGATCCGAACCATCCCTTTATCACGTCGCGCCAAGCCTCTTACACTACCGATGGCAGAATCGAAACAACTGAGGTAATCTGTCGTGCAAGCTCATCCGCTCGATTCGTTCGCCAATCGGAAAGGACAGCGGGCACATCGCCCGCTCCGACAGCCGCGACGAGTCGCCCGTGGTCGAAAGCTATGTATCCCCGAGCGAGCCCGCGAAGCTTGTCTTCAAAATGCTCAATGCCCAGAATGTTGAACGCGGCCTCCAAAGGCGGGCGGAATTTCTCAATGAAATACTCTTCATGGCCTGCATAGAACTCATCGGCCCACTTTTGAAAGGCGTCGGCAGTTGACTCTTTGGCATGTTTCTTCCATGCCTTCTCGATTGCGAGGCATTCCTTGTTTACGACTTGCTGGGCAGCATCAAGAAACAGTCCTACAAACGATTCCGGCTGTACGGGAGCCCTCGCCGTCAATAGCTTTTGGTTTGCCGCAGCTACCGGCATAAGATCTCCATCCTGAACGAATGCCATGTTCATCGGGACCAAGTAGGTAGCTCCGCCTTGGATTGGGTTCATATCCTCCAGAGTTCGCACGTCATTTGCGGAGAGCCAGCCCCACTGGCGACCGATAGCATAGGATTCGTAGCGCGTCTTGATGTCGCCGCGCACCAAAGAGGCGAGGTTGTGCTTGACATAGAGTGGTTCATCCGGAAAGTATCGCCGTTTGAGGGCCATCTCAATTCGGATGCACCAGGGCAAAATTGAGTCCGTTGCCCAGTCGATATTTTTCTGTTCCACGTTTGAGAAGGTCGATCGGGTATCATCGTGGATTTTCGATGGCGGAACATCAAAAATGGCGCAGATTTCCGTCCGCGTGAACTGCCGCGATTCAAGATACTGCGCGTCTTTCAGCGGCATTCCGACGATCGGCGAATAGTCTAGCCCAGTCGGAAGGAATCCGAGGCCGAATGCCTTGCCGACGCCTTGGAATCGCTCATTGACCAAGGCTAGATGTTCACGCTGTTTTTCGGCGGAAAGCGGCGGGCGGCCGTCCGTCTGTTTGAGCCATCCCCCCATCCACGCGCCTTTGCCGTAAAAGGATGCCGCGAACTTCGCTGCGCCGAGGCCAAGACCGATTGTTTCACGATGGAGACCCACGACCGAAATACCCGTAACCCCATTCAGTGATAATCCATGCAATTGCAATAACTCACTAGGTGAATAGTCGATCTTCTCTTCATTCGGGGGTCGGTACTCGTAGTATAGGC